TGTCATAAGATTGGGACCCGTGTGTCGGTCCCGTCTTGGCTTCAAAATCTTTCAGAATATCTTATCTACTTCTAAGTAAATCTATAATTTGCCTTTGACAGATATAACTTATAAAAAAACGAAGTCATTGAACGAAGCGACAGCGCAGTGATTGATGAGTTTTAAGTCCTTTAGGACTTAGTAAGATGTCTATAAAACAAGTATTTTAATAAACAGAGATAAATAAAACAAAGGAAAAGATATGACTGATATGGAGATTGAATTTATGAGCCAACTATGGACAATACGAGCCGCAAAGCCAAAAGAACTACAAGATGCATTGGGTCTATGTGATCCCACAACTAATACTATAATCATAGATCCAGATCTACCCGCCAGTGTTATGCTTCAAACACTGACACATGAATGGGTGCATTTGATTGAAATGACTATGAACTTACATCTTAGTGAGTCGCAGGTTGATTGTATGGCCGCTGGAATTTTACACTTACTGGCTACAAATCCAGAATTACATGCCTTGTATCAAGCGAAAGTATTAGAAGAAGAACAGGAGCAGGAATAATGCCAGCAAAACGTGGATGGTATAAAAATAAACCTGGATATAAATCTGTGGGTGCTTGGGGTTGGGACAATGACAGGCTATGGAGTAAAATTGAAGTGAGCCTGGACATAGATGCTTGTTGGCCATACAGCGGTGCAATGAGTCCCAGCGGTGCACTCATGGGTGCTTTCAAAAAAGATCCTGACACTGGTGAATTCCGTCAACAGATGACGCAGGCACGTAGATTAGTATACATGAGTGAAACCAATGAAGATGTCACGCCATATCAAGTTACAATGAAGTGTGCTAATCAGGCCTGTGTAAACCCACATCACTTTGAACTACTGCCCACAAACAGACCGGAAAAAACACCATGGTAATAATTGAAACACGCATACCACAATACGCATTTGCTGGCATGGATGAAGACACAGAACTGAGATTAAAAGAAGTGTCAAAGAGATTTGCCCACGACATGCGCTTTAGTTTTGAATGGAGTTATTACGCAATATACTGGGAAGAACAAAACTGGATTTTAGCAAAACTTGCCATGCCAGAAATAGACACATTGTTAACGAGGATACCGTGATGTCAAGACCCCCGCCAACCATATTGTTAACTAAAGAACTCACAGATGTCACTGGCATTGATGTCTTAGCCGCGACAAAATTATACGCTGTGTTGTATAAAAATCAACCCATAAATTTAAAACAAAGATACTTCTGCATATCAGGTGCCATCAACAAGTATCCCAAGTCAGTGTTTACAAATGCCGCACCAGCAGAGAATCTTGCTGAAAAGTTAAACACAGAGTTTGACACCCTGGACTTCAGTGTTAGACAGATTTTATAAGAAAGTGATAAGTATATGAGTAAACACGGAGCATTCTTTGTCTATGGCGGACAAGCACCACGAGAAGAATTTGATATTATCAATCAAGAAGATTATCGCCTTAGATTAAAAAAGACTTGGGTTGAAGCCACAAGTGTTTGGCACATACAGATACAAAGCCAAAGTATATTTGAAAATAGGTTTGAGATGTTTCTAACACATGCTCAACTACGAGCATTAAAGGACGCACTATGAAATTAAACGAACAAACAGAAAAAGAACTAACATTGGTAGAAGAACAAATACGATTCTTCCGCATGGTAAATGGTTTGCTTGCAGGTGCGTTCTTCATTGGCTGTGCAATAGCAATATATAAAATAGTGGGATTGTTTTTCTAATGGCTGTGAAAGAAGGCACAAAAATAGTTCATGGCTTGATTGTGGGGCGTAATCAAGTGGTAGTGCCACCTGAAGAAGTTGAGGACTTGGCCGCTATTGGTTGCACCAATACTGACATAGCAAACTGGTTTGGTATTGATGACAGCACACTGACATACAATTTTAAGCAAGAACTTACAAAAGGCCGTGAAAATTTAAAGATATCATTACGCAGAGCCATGCTGAAAAATGCCTGTGTAAATCTAAATGCCGCAGTTCAAATCTTCTTAGCCAAGAACATGTTGGGCATGAGCGACAATGGTATGGTCACAGATGGCAGTAAAGTTCTACCTTTCACAGATGATGAAGATGACAAACCCAGCGAAGAACAATTGGCGGACATGCAGGACGAATATAAAGAACTAAATGGCGTTAAGTAAAGCACAAAGACTTATAGCCGACGCACCATTTAGATTTCGTGTAGCAGTATGTGGGCGACGATTTGGTAAGACGCATTTAGCAATCCGTGAACTAGCCAAGTATGCTGCCAGGCCAGATCAGCGTGTGTGGTATGTGGCACCTACATATAGAATGGCCAAGCAGATTGTTTGGAAGAAGTTAAAGAAGAAACTTTTAAGTATCAATTGGGTTAAAAAAGTAAATGAACAGGATCTTACATTGGAGTTGGTCAACGGCAGCGAGATATCTCTTCGCGGTGCTGATAACTATGATAGTCTGCGTGGTGTGGGACTGAACTTTATCGTTATAGATGAAGCCGCTGACATAGACAGCGAAGCATGGTATGAAGTGTTAAGACCTACATTAGCAGACACAGGAGGACATGCGCTGTTCCTAGGCACACCCAAAGGTATGAATTGGTTCAAAGACATCTATGACTATTACACAACAAGAACAAACTGGATGAGTTTTCAGTTTACAACCTTGGACGGAAAAAATGTCCCCGAGGAAGAAGTTGAACAAGCAAGACAAGACTTGGATGCTAGAACATTCAGTCAAGAGTTCTTGGCAACATTTGAAAACTTTAGTGGCATCATTGCCTATGCTTTTGGTCAGCATAACATAAAGCCCTCTGAAGAAATATCTGCCAACGAACAACTTATCTTGGGCACTGACTTCAACGTGAATCCAATGAGTTGCACTGTGATGAGAAGAACTCGAGATGGCCTACATTGTATAGATGAGATTGTGCTGAACAGTAGTAACACCAATGAATTAATAGATGAGATACGCAACCGCTATCCTCGTAATCCTATTACAATATTTCCAGATCCTGCCGGTGTGCAAAGAAAAACTTCAGCAAATGGCAACACAGATATTAAAATACTAGAGAACGCAGGCTTTACCGTGCGTTATCACCGTCAGCATCCTTTAGTTAAAGATAGAATCAATAGTGCTAATAGTTTGTTCTTCTTGAGAGACAATAGCACTACACGCTTTTACATAGATCCCAAGTGCAAGCACACAATAAAAAGCCTACAACAGTTTTGCTATAAAGAGAACAGTCAAATACCTGACAAGGATTCGGGCTTTGATCACATGTTTGACGCATTAACATACGCAATACAATATCTATTCCCAATAGATAAGATACGAGAACCCGTTGCTCCTAGAGCATTCGGTCATGCACTAGCATAAATAACACATACATATTGGAGTCATAAATGGCTGAGTTACAAACATTTCAAAATGCCTATTTGCAGGCCACAGCAGGAAACACAACTTACAGCAGAAATCAACTACGCTGGAAGTTCTTACTTGATAGTTACACTGGTGGTCAAGCATATCGTGAAGGCGCTTATCTACAGCGTTACGCACTAGAGTCTGATGCACAATACGCGGCTAGACTAAACAATACACCTTTAGACAATCAATGTCGTAGTCTTATTTCATTGTATATCAGTTTCTTGTTTAGACAAAAGCCACACCGTGAGTTTGGTAGTTTGGAAAACAACTACACCATTGAAGACATACTAGAAGACGCTGACTTAGATGGACGCAGCCTGGATGCGTTTATGAAAGATGTGGCTACCTGGAGTAGTGTATTTGGACATGTTTGGATTTGTTGCGCTAAGGCTGATGTGGGTGCAGTCACACTAGCAGATGAACAAGCCATGAATGCTAGACCTTACCTGAGTATGTATAATCCCTTGGCAGTCACAGATTGGCGTTGGGCCAGACAGCCTAATGGCGGTTACCAATTAGAATATATCAAGTATGTGGAAGAAGTCAATGGCACCGAAACTGTTGTTAGAGAATGGACATACGATACTATCACAACTTATAACTTAGACACGCAACAAGAGCGTGTCACAGACATGACTGTGGAAACAAATGGCTTGGGTTATCTACCATTTGTCTGTGCTTATGCTGAACGCAGTCCCGTTAGAGGACTAGGCAATAGTTTAGTAGATGATATAGCGGACAGTCAACGTGCAATTTATAATGAACTCAGCGAAGTATATGATAGTGTGAGACTTTCAACCCATCCCAGTTTAGTAGCCACTGCTGGCACTAATGCCCAGGGCGCCGCAGCCGGACAGGTCATCACAATGGAAGAGAATTTGGATCCAAACTTAAAGCCCTATGTTTTACAATTTCAAGGTGGACAAATAAGTGCCATTTATGATAGTATCAACAACAGAAAAAAGATGATTGACAGCATGGGTAATGTTGGTAGTGTTCGTGCAACAGAAACTAGAGAGATGAGTGGTCTGGCCATAGAAACAGAATTCCAATTGTTAAACGCAAAACTATCAAGCATCGCAGACAATTTAGAACTAGCAGAAGAAAATATATGGCAGATCATCTACACATACATGGGTGCTACTTGGGATGGTGAGATTGAATATCCAGATAATTTTGCACTACATAATACTGACAATGAACTAAGTCAACTTAAGACAGCCAGTGAGATTGTTCAAGATCCAGTTAAGCGAGCATTAATTGAAAATGCAGTTATGGAAACATTGGACATTGAAAGTCCAGAGCATGAACTTGCTGAAGAACTTGCTGAACAACAAGGCGTGCCAAGTCCAGATGAAGAAGAGATAACAAGAACTTACGAAGATGGCACAGCAATTAGCCCTGATTTACCAGCGGCATATGAGCCTGCAACTGGTGAAGAGAATTGTAAGAACTGTGGTTATTACTTAGAAGGCTTATGCACACGTTGGAATAACGCACCAGTTAAAGCAACTTGGTGGTGTGCTGCCTGGGAACCAATGAGCGAATAATGGCAACATACACGCCTACACTAGAAATGTCTAATGCTGCCAAGCGTGGCTTGAAACTGCGTGAACAGAGTAGTCCTAGTCGTCGTGGTGGCACCGCTGTGGGACTTGCTCGTGCAAATCAATTTGCTAATAGAAATCAGGTAAGTTTAGATGTTGTTAAAAGAACATTTAGTTTTCTAAGTCGTGCCGCAGTATATTATCAGCCGGGAGAGAATACTCCAGGCACACAGGCATACTTACTATGGGGAGGCCCAGCAGGATTAACCTGGGCTAGGAACATCTTAGGTAAATGACATAAATACAATATGGACAGAACTATCTGTTCAACAAACAAACTCTTAAAGAGGCGAGGACTACGATGACCCAACAAGAAACATCGGCAACAGAAGGCACTGATACTTCTCAAAATGAAATTCAGGCAACGACAAAGACTTTCACTCAGGATGAAGTAAACGCTATTCTAGCCAAGACCAAAAGTCAATTAGAAAAGAAATACTCATCAAAGTATGAAGAACTTGGAGACCCAGAGCAACTGCGAGAAATCGTAGCAACTCATCAAAAGAGTCAACAAGAACAGGCACTAAAGCGTGGAGAATTTGATCGTATTATTCAAGAATTAGCGGCCAAGAAGGACGCAGAAATTCAAAAAAGGGATAGAGTAATAGAAAGTTTCAAAGTAGAAACTCCAATAGTAGATGCCGCGGCTCGTTATCGTGCTGTTAATCCTGACCAAGTCAAAGCATTGATTCGTAATCAAGTCAGACTTAGTGCAGAAGGTGAAGTTGAAGTATTAGATGAAAAAGGTGTTGTTCGCTATGATGACAGCGGGAAACCAGTAAGTGTAGATAGTTTTGTTCAGTCATGGCTGCAAAGCAATCCGCATTTTGTGTCGGCAGCACCTGCCACAACTAATACAAAAAGCAATGTCACAGGCAATACTACCAAGCGAGTTGATATGACAAAACTAGATATGAAAAATCCTGAGCACAGAAAAATCTATGCTGACTATCGTAAGACAGCAGGATTAGCCTAATTTTATAAAGGAAATTTATTATGGCCGGTTCAACAACCACAACCCTCAACGACCTATTGCCTGAAATTATTCAGGAAGCAATGTTCGTTGCATCAGAGCGCAGTATCATGCGTGGTCTGGTAAAAAATTATACTTTGGCTCCAGGTCAAGGTAAGAATGTAAATGTTCCAATTTACCCAAGACAAACTGCTAAAGCAGTTACTGAAGGTAATGAAGTAGACAACGACGCAGTAAGCACAACTACAGCACTATTGACAGTTAGCCCAGTTGCTATCCGCACATTGCTAACTGACTTGGCTCGCACATCAGCCGCAAGTAATGTTGTTGCTGACTTGGGTCGTTTGTTTGGTGAAGCAGTTGCTCGCAAAATGGACAGTGACTTAACAGCATTGTTCGCTAACTTTACAGCACCTACTGGTGGCACAACTGTTATCACAGCCGCACAAATCTTCACAGCAGTAGCAAAACTACAAGCAGATGCAGTTCCAATGGACGGCATGGTCTGTGTTATTCACCCTGAAGTGGCTTTTGACTTGAAGTCAGCATTAACTGCACAAGGTAATACACCTTTCACAGCAGGTGCTTATGGTGATAACGCCAACGAAGCAATGAGAACAGGCTTCGTAGGTTTATTGGCTGGTATTCCAGTTTATCAAACTTCTAACATGGCTAACTCAGGTTCAGCAGGTAACTACATTGGTGCTATTTTCCAGCGTGATGCGTTGGGTCTTGGTATGATTGGTGATATCGCTATTGAGACACAACGTCGTGCAAGTTACTTGGGTGATGACATTGTATGTTCAGCATACTATGGCACAGGTGTTTTAATGGCCGACTATGGTCGTAGTTTGAACAACAACTCAAGCATTAACCCTTAATTGCTAAATTAATCTAAAGGACTATCACAATGAACAGAGCATTTATATACAGTTATAAAACATTCGTAAGTTTTGCAACCTATGAGGATGTCACGAATCGTGATAGTCGTGTTTTTGAAGCAAATGAAGATTTAACAGAATCCGAAATCAACGATTACCTAGAACAAGCCAGTCAGCGTATTCTAACACAAATTAGGAACACAGATTGGTGGAGAGAATATCAGCGTAGAATGGCACAGATCATAAATCCAAACCTATTGCCCGCTGTTAATCCAGATTATATATTAGCCAGAACGCAGGAGTTCATAGACCTTAATGTGTATTTCGCATTATTTGAATATGTGTATCCCAGTGTTGCTGACTTTGGCAATCCTGACAGTGCTGAATTTGCAAAAATTAAGTTCTACAAGGATAGTTATAATGTATTATTTGACGAAGTAATTGAGTCCGGAGACTGGTATGACTTCAGCGAAAATGGAACGATTGACACAGCAGACAAGATGGCTGCAATAGTAAACAGAGTTCGTGTAAGATGAGAACAGAATTATTAACTTATTTGACAGCACAACTAACTGCGTCTATCAAGACCAGCGAAGAACTGCCGTTTCAAGAAGGAACTAATCCTCTCTATCTCAAGAATGCTCGTAGAGTATATCTTGATGAACCCTATACTGAGCAAGACACCTTGTTTCCTACATTAGGTAGTTTGCAGATCAATCAACGAACGACCATCGTAAGATGGTTCTTGACCATGGACGCAAAGCAAAGAAACACTGATTTAGATTCAGCATTGACAATCTTAGGTAGTGCTAAAGATATCACTACCATCACAGGCGTGTTTACACGCTTGTTTGACTATACGGTCACCATAGACAATGATAGAGTTATCTATGAAGGCGAATATAGATTCGCAAATTTAGCATAAGGAAAAATAATATGGCATTCATATTTCCAGCACCCGGCGTAGCAGGCGTTGAAGCTACACTTAGAATTGCGCTTCCAGGTGGAGCAACATTTCTAAGTATTCCGGCCATGCAAGACATCACTGTTAATAACAGCAATGATCTGTTTACATGGACGCAATTAGACGAAGGTAGTAAATTAAATGTTGCAACTACAGCAACTAATAGTTTGGACATGAACATTGTTCTAGATCAAACTGTATTCTTTGGAACTAATCCAACCTCAGGCACAACACCTACTGAAATAGGTATTTTTGGCGTAAGTAAAGATAAAGTAAGAGTTGCTTTTGAATTATACTTAGGCGATACAAGTGCTGGTGCCGCAGGCAAGACACTAAGTGGTTTTGCTTACATCACCGGATTGGCACCAACAGTCTCAGCAGACGCTCCTGTATGGGTCAGCCCATTAACTTTAACAGTTGATGGCGACTACTCAGTAGCTTAATCTTCTCCGAGATTACATCAAGCACCTTAGGGTGCTTTTTGTTTGGCTGAAATTCTACATAAATAACTAAGATGATATGGAGGTTACAGTGATATTCGATGATAAAACTGATATGGAGATATATCTAAGTCTAGAAGCAGAAACAGCAAAGTCACTCAGTGAAATACGCTGTGCTAGAAAAGACCTAGATCAAGCAGAAGTAAGACTGCGATTTGTATTGACTACAATACATCACTTAAAACAACGATATGAGGATATGAAATGAAACTAACACAACTAAGCAA